GAAGAACGTATCGCTGAGAGAATAGACGCTAACTTATTAAATGTGGGCATGAGCGATTTAGAAGAACTGCCATATCAAATGTATGAAACAAAGATTAATAAATTACAAAGTAAAACAACAGGTCAATTAATTATCAAAGAATATCCTACTGCTTCTGCTCATACAGGTCATTTTAAAAATCTTATGAGTGAACTTGCATTGAAGAAGTCATTTAAACCTGACATATTGTTTGTTGACTATTTAAATATTTGTGCGAGTGCTAGATTCAAACCTGGTGCTAATGTGAATAGTTATACTTACATTAAAGCAATCGCTGAAGAATTGAGAGGTCTTGCAGTAGAACATGACATACCTATTTTTTCTGCCACACAAACTACTCGTGGTGGTTTTATAAGTAGTGATGTAGGTCTTGAAGATACCTCAGAAAGTTTTGGTTTACCTGCAACAGCAGACTTCATGTTTGCCTTGATATCAAGTGAAGAACTTGAAGAAAAAAATCAGATCATGGTCAAACAGTTAAAGAACCGATATAACGATCCCACACTAAACAGAAAATTTATTGTCGGCGTTGATAGATCGAAGATGAGATTATATGATGTAGAACAATCAGCACAATCAGATTTAGTTGATAGTGGTCAAGAGAGTTTTACAGACAAAGACTTGGACAATAAATTTAAACAACTAGGAAAGTTTTCGGACTTTAAAATATAGAAAGGAGTATATGGCACAAGGTAAACTAAAATGGTTTGATCCCAAGAAAGGTTATGGTTTTATTACACCTGATGACGATAGTAAAGATGTATTTTTACACATATCAGCATTAGAGAAAGCAAACATAACACAACTTGAAGAAAAAGAAATCATAAAATACGAACTTGCTGAGCATCGTGGTAAGATGTCAGCGTCAAACATTGAAATAGTAAAGGAGTAAAAATGGCTATAACTATAAATGGCAAACAATATGATGAAAGTAAAATAGAACAAAATGTTAAAAATTCTATTGCACAGGTTCAACTTATACAAAGAAGAATGAATGAGTTGCAAATGGATTTTGATAATGCTAAAGTTTTATTACAACATCATCAAAAAAATATACAAGACAATCTACCTGTTTCAGCAGAGGTAGAAGAAACAAAAGAAGAAACAAAAGCAGAGTAAATGCCTAAAAAGAAAAAGGTTTCAAAAATAAGTTATGAAACCATGATGAGCAAACGACAAGGCAAAGTAAGATGGTTGGTTATAGAAAGACCAACAGGTAGTATTATTGCCGAAGAAGTTTTTGAAGATAAAGCAAAAACGATTGCTGCTTTTCAAAATAAACACAAACAATGGGAGGCACAAGGCGGTGTTGTTCGACACTTAACCTTTGGCAAGATATAATGACAAATGTAGTTGATATGAAAGAGATAGTTGACGGTGATAAAACTACTCTAAAAGGCACAGGTATAAATCAATCAGAAAAACCTACTGAGGTTAACGCAACAGATTTGCCTGAAGGCACTATGATGGAAATAACACAACCAGGTACAGAAAAGAAGTTCACCCTTCCTGCATTAGCACTAGCAGGTGGTGATTATCACAAAGTCATAAGAGCAGCAGACGATACAATACCAGAAGAAGATATCAAAAGATACTATGATATTGTGATGAAAATGGATTGGCAAGACGGATGGTATTCGTCTGAGCAAATGAAAAAAGAAGCAAAGACACCAGGTTACAAACATATACATTTAGGTGGTAGTGATACCGAAGAAGTTGAGTATGAGATTGAACAAGATTGGGTCAAAGAGATATGGAACAAAGTAGATCCAGAAGGTGTTAAACTGCTTAGACATTATCTCAATGGTCATCATGCAAATCAATCAGGTGGTATTCATCTTGATGGTTGGACTGGCGATCAATATACAGTTATTGTATATCTAACACCAGGTTGGACACCAGATGATGGCGGTTCGATAGAGTTCTGGACACCTAATCTTACAGATGAAATGAGAGCGATGGCAGTAAATACACCATATGGTTTCTCAGGTAGTGATCAACCTAATATAGTAAAATCATATTGGCCAAAAGCAGGTAGAGTCGTAGTATTTGACGCAAGAATACCTCATGTTGCAAGGGCAGTTGAGAGTGATAAGTTTAGAGTTTCACTAGTATTTAAGTGTAGAAAACGAAATTAACGCTTGACAAAGCATAGTTGCTAGTATATAAATAGCAATATGGTAACTGTATCTCCGTATTATAAACAAAAAAATGTACCTAATCCTTTCTACACTGTTGTTGAAACAGTAAACAAAGATGTAAGCAAACTAACAGGTATAGCACAACCTTTATATAGAAATGTTGAACAAGGCACAGGTAAGTTAATATTAGATACTCGTGGTAAGTTTATATTTCAAATATATGATGGTCAAGTTGAGCAAAAATATCACATTAAAATAAGAAAGTCAGATGTTGTAGGTCATTACGGAATGAAGGCACGTAAAGATACTACGGCCTCATCTAACGTAAACGAATTTCTTTCTGTATTCTTTTTAATTAACAAATATCCTCAAGATAACTATTTGCAAAAATTAGAATCAAATGTTTCTAAATTTGGTAGTAAATCAACAGGTGTATTAAATCCACGTAAAGATGGTGTGATAGATAAAGTTACCTATCAAGAACTTGAGGAATATATAGATAAAGATGAAACTGCTGAGAGAGATATAAAAATAGGATATAATAATTCTCTTGCAATTAAAACAGATTTAGCAAATCAAACTGTCAAACAAGTCTATTGGTGCCCAAGAGGAAAACCACCAGGAGTATCACCTAAAAATCCATCAGACGTAGTTGTTGAACTTAGCAATGGAGATTACATAGGATATTCAAATAAAATTTCTGAAGGTGATGATGAAACACCAAAATTCAATACAAATTTATATTCATATTATAAAAAACTAGAGAGTGATGATCAGTTAAAAGCAGCAGCAAAAATGATAGACACTGCTTGGGATAAAGCGTCTAAACAAGTTCCTAAAGAAAAAAAATTAGTTGTTGGTGCCTTAAAAGAGTTTGATATTAGAGCAGAACCATATACTGAAAGTGCTTCAACAAAACCATTTGGCGAACTTGCTAACGTATTTAGAGCACAAGGCCTAGATTTTTACAAAGGTGATTTTTATTACAACTTTAGAAACAACTTAATAAAAAATTTAGGTAAACATCTATTAGATCCCAAAAACTTAATATACTTTTTAAACACAATTTATTTTTATACTTATGATGATCCTAGAGTTAAGAGTGCCCCTTGTCCTTATAAACTATTAATTGGTAAAGAAAATACAGTAAGTGATTTAAAAGACGTATCTAGTAACGCAGACTTAAAGAATGTGCTTATAGTTAAAAAGTCTGATCAATTAAAATTAATTAAATTTGATTATGATAATTCAGGGCAAAAATTTCAAATGAGTTTTACTTGGAAAAAGAAGAAAGTTGTATTACCGATTACTTGTAGAACAAGGGCAGCAGGTGGATGGCAGGGTAAATCTTTGTTTATCACTACACCTGGACTACAAATATCTAATGGTGCTTGACTTCGGCACTAAAGTGTGATATAATATAAATATACTATGATAATATCAAATGGAGAGAGTGCAAAATGCAAGGGTTTAGAGATTTCCTCATAGAGGATAAGAATACACACCTTGAACATTTAGAAGATGAGATAATTAATAATGGAACAAAAGGCGCAAAAACCGCTATAAATTTTTTGAAGTCTGTCAAACAAATGTTACAAGGGGGACAAGGTAACACTACCGTTTCAGTAAAATGGGATGGCGCACCTGCTGTATTCTGTGGTATCAATCCTGAAAATGGCAAATTCTTTGTCGGCACTAAATCTATATTCAACAAGACACCTAAAATAAATTATACTAATGCTGATATTAGTAGAAATCACAGTGGTGCATTAGCAGATAAATTAAAAGTTTGTTTAAAATTTTTACCTAGTCTCGGTATCAAAAATGTATTACAAGGTGATTTACTCTTTACAAGTGATGATAAGAAAACTGCTAAAGTAGCAGGGCAACAATCAATCATCTTTACACCAAACACAATCACATATGCTGTGCCAAAAGTTAGTTCAGGTTTTCTAGGACTAGGTGGATCAATATATAAAGATATTCAAAAGGCAAAAGTAGGTATAGTATTTCATACATCTTATTCTGGTAAAACTATGGCAAGTTTGAGTGCTAAGTTTGGTGCGAGTGTAAGAGGATTATCAAAAAGTAAAAACGTATTTTTCACAGACGCAAATTATAAAAGAGCAGACACAGCTGCTTTCAATGCAAATGAAGAAAAAGCATTTGACGCTGTGATCAGAATGGCAGAGGGATCTGCTTATAAGGCAGGTGCATTTATAGACCTAATTAAAAAAGACAAAGGTCCTCTTTCTCTTGGTATTCAACTCAAAACATTTTTTAATAGTTACATAAGACAAGGCACAGCCATTACAGGAACAAAAGCACTTGCAAATAATTTTGAAGTTTATTTTAGAGATAGACTTAAAAAAGAGATAGATAGTAAAAAGACACAAGCAGCAAAACAAAAGTATGAAGAAATATTAGAAAAAGGTATGAAAATTTTAAGACCAAATAGAGATGGATTATATTTTGCAATCGCAACTTATATAACTTTTCAATCAGCAAAAGCAGTCCTATTAAATAAGTTAAATACTATACAAGGTATCGGTTCATTTTTAAGAACAAAACGAGGTTATAAAGTTACAAATCCTGAAGGTTATGTTGCAATCAAAAAAGGCGGTGCTGTCAAGTTAGTTGATAGATTAGAATTTAGTAGAGCAAACTTTACTATGGCAAAAGATTGGGTAAAAGGTTAGTATGTACACTTTCAAACAGTTTATGATGAACGCACAAAAACAGAAAAGATGTCCTGATGGTTATAGATTTGATAAAGCATTGAATGTTTGTGTGCCAATAGGTGTTACAAGATATTATCCTTACTTTGGTGGTAGAGGTAATGGTAATCAACAAACTGATACGTCAAATGGTAATGGACAAAATGGTAACGGCACGAACGGTAATGGTGCTAATGGTAATGGGTCAAGTGGTGGTAATGGAAACAATACAGGTGGGGGTAACGGACAATGAAAAGTTTTATAGATTTTAAAGAGAGTATAATTGACATACCTAGACGCACATATGCGCCTGGTGTTTTTGATGATGAAGATACAGATAATCCTAAAATAAAAGATAGTGTTTTAAGAATGATATCAAAACAGTTCGAAGAATTTGAAACTGAATATCCTATAATTAAATATACTTTGATAGGTTCTATACTTACAAAGAGATATCGTAATGACGCTGACCTAGATATCAACGTTTTATTTAATATACCAGAAGATAAAAGAGAAGAAGAAAGATTAAGATTATCAAAGAAATATCTATCAGCTGCAA